TCCTTCCAGGTCAGCTTGTACAAGGTCGAGCCAAGCAAGGCCGTCTTTGCTTGCAACCTGCTCGCCAAGGACGACGCGAGGGCGGCGCTGGCAGATGAGCCAGTAGGCGTAAGGCCATAGGTGCCGCTCGTCATCAAACCCGCCTCCTTTGCCTGCCGCGCTGAAAGGTTGGCAGGGGCAGGACATGGTCCAGACGGGCCGATCATCGGGCCATCCAGCCAATCGCAAAGCGTAGGACCAGACGCCAATTCCTGCGAAGAAATGGCACTGCGTGTATCTTCTAAGGTCGTCTGGTCGGACATCGACAATGCTCCTGGTGTCCACGTCGCCCGGCGCGATATGGCCCGCTGCGATCAGCGCGCGTAGCCATTCGGCGGCGAAGGGGTCGATTTCGTTGTAGTAGGCGGTCATCCGAAGATGTCCTCCGGATCGGGATTTTGCGGAGCGGCGCGCTGTGTCAGCGCGGCGATAGCGGCTTCGACAGGGCCGTCACCGAACTGGTGCTGCCAGCTGACGCGATCGAACGTCGTGTTGGCCTGCCATAAGCCGTTCTGTGTCGGATAGAGCGTGAAACCGACGAGGCCGCGTTTAACGGCCTCGTCGATCAGGGTTTCGAGGCTGGTCATACCGGCGCCCCAAGCAGCTTGCGTTCTGTGTCACCATCGAGTGACATGGCTTCCGTAGCGCTCGGCAGGCATAGACGGCCGAGCGGATCGCGGCAAAGCGGTTCGTCGATCGTCATGAAGTCGAGCCGTAACCGACCGCCGGCCTTCGTCGTCGTGCCGTCCGCCATAAGCTTGACGAAGCCGCCCGCAGCTTTCGCGAAGATGAAGCCGTCACGCTGAAACAGCGGAACCTGTTCGTAGACGCCGTTTTCGACCAGGACAGCGGCGGAACCTTCGATTTCCTTGAACAGGCTCATCAGTCGAAGATCCCCGCGGCAATGGCAACGGCCGGTGCTTCGGTCGGGACGCGCCCTAGACGGAGCGCAGCGGCCACAAGATCGACCTGGTGGAGGGTGTCGTCGAGCGCATTATGGTGGATGCGCTTGCGGGCGATATCGCGGGTGTCGAAGCCGAACAGGTCATATACCGTGCGTGTGTCGCGGACGTTGTAGAACCTCCACGGTACTTCGATGCCCATCGCCCGATAGGCCGCGTCCAGAACTGGCGGGTCGAAGTTCGCGCCTTGGCTCCAGACGAACGGAGCGTTGCGGGCGAGAAACCAGGTCCGAAAGTTCAGAAGCGCGGTATGCAGGCTCTTCTGGTCTTTTTCGAATGCCCGCTGCGCGTCGGCGGACTGACGAGCCCACCAGTCGGCCGTCTTCGGGTCGACGACGAGGCCGGCTTCAAGGCAGGTGTCGAGATTGACGTTCACATAGAACGTCTCGCCGACGGTCCCGTTCAGGTCGAAGGTGACGGCGCCGATCGAGCGGATGGCGCAGCCTGGCGACGTGCCGAAGGTTTCGATATCGAGCATGACGTTTTTCATGGCGTCACCCCGTTATTATCGAGCCACCAGTTCGCGACGATAAGGTCGGTGTCGCCCTCGTCGGCCTGGTCGCCGTCGATGCATACGGAACGCGGCACCCATATTTCGGTGCCGTTATCCAGTTCGAAGAGCACGGCGTTGGCCGTTGCCTTCTTGACCTCTCCGGAGAGGGTTGTTTGACCGAGCCCCGTTTTCATCCGAAGATCCCCAAGGCGTGGGCGTAGGTGTCGCGCAGGGCTTCGCGCTCGTCGCGCTCGGCCTTGTCCATAGCCCGCAGCTTCAGCATTTCGTTGAAGGTGGTCATGTCGAAGCCCATCGCCTTCGCTTCCGCTTTCACGGATTTGATGTCATCGGCGATGGTCTTCTTCTCTTCGGTCAGGCGTTCGACCCGCTCCATGAAGGCGCGGAGCTGATCAGCCGCAACGCTGTTGTGCCCGATCTCAGCCATTGGCGCGGCCCTCCGTTTGACGAGCGGAGCGAATGTGCTGGCGTTCGCTGCTGAAGGCGTAGGCTTTGCCCTTTACCAGGTGCGAGCGCGTATCGACGTTCGGCGTCGGACCGCGGCGTTTGCCCTTGGTCTGCGCGATCTCCCAAGCATCAGCAAAGGTGATCTTGCCGCCCCGGCGCCGGACAGATTTGACTAGCTGTCGGGCGTCGTTCCGACGAAATCCTCGGTATGTGTCGGCGCTACGCGGCGCTTTGCTTTTCGTGTTCATGATTTAGTCCTTGCTTGTTTCGGTTCCGTTTGAAGCGGCCGATTGTCGGCCGCATCAATGTTTGTCGGTCGTCAAAACCTACAACTTAGCCAAAAAGACCGCTAGCCCCGGCGCCCGTTTTCGTGCTTTCGGGTGCGTCGCCTTCGTCTTCGATCTTTTCGAAGAACTTGTCCGGATCGGGACCGCCGCCACCGCCGAGCACTTCGTCGCCTTCGGCCTTGCGGGTGATCTGGATCATCGAAATGCCGAACGAAATGCCCTTGCCGTTTTCCTTGTTTTCCCAGGTGAACGCATTCACAACAGGGATACCGCGGGAGCCGGATGGCACTTCGGCCTTGTCGAGCACCGGATTACGCTTGCGGTCGAATACCTTCGGCTTGTAGTCCTCGCCGGAAATGCACCGGATGAACTTGCGGCCAGCGAACCCTGCATGGCGTTCGCCAGTATTCTTGCTCAAGCCCTGCTTGCCATCGCCGTCGAGGAACGGGCTCTTGATGACGCCGTCCTTGATCATCTGCTTGGCCTTTTCGCCCCATTCGGCGACAGCGGCGTCAACGGCGGCCTTCTCCAATTCGGAAATGTCGGTGTCCTTGTCATAAAGGAGCGAGCATCCGAACTGCTTCTTTCCGTTCTCGCGCTCCTGCGCTTCGAACAGGGTGTGCGCAAAGGCGATAACCGCTTCTTTGCCACGAACGTCTTCTGATCTTGCCAATGTGAATTTCCTTCTGCTGGCGTTATTCGAGAATGCTGAAGTGCTTTTCCACAGCCGGCTTCACAGCCGGACGCGAAGTCTTGTTGACGGCGACGAGGTTCGTGCCGGTGATCGGGGTTTCGACGAGCTCGGCGACGATGGCTTTGCCGGTCTTTCCGAGCTTCTTTTCCATCTGCGCCGGGGAACGGAGCTTTTCTTCGAAGACGACGTCGCGGCCGTAGCCTTGTGCGAACATCTGCTTTTCCGTTTCCGCCTCGTCCTTCCAACGCCGCCGGCCGATCTTGTCGACGATCTGATAGCCGGGGATATCGATCCCGCTTTCGGCTTGGGCGTGCGCGTGCGCCCGATAGTCGTTGATCCACTCGGTCAGCATGTCGAGAAGGTCCAACGTCTGCGAAATCTTCGCAGGATCGGCCTTTTCCGGCGTGTTGCCGATATGGGGAATGTCGAGATCGTCGAACCAGACGTTCGCGACATCAAGCGCGGCCTGCTCCTGCGCGGAGCATTTGCCGGAGCGCTTGCAGAACTTGCAATGCGGGCCGGCTTTCAGCCACTTGATCTCCCATGCCGTGACCGTCATGGTCCCATCGAGAACGAGCTTGTACTCTTCCCAAGCCGCTTTCGAACGGTGCATGACGTCGACGAGATCGACCGTCCATTCGAACAGATCGGTAACATGGAACGTCTCGGAACGAATACGGCCGTCCTTGTGCGGGGCGCGTGGCTGGATGATCGTGACCTTGACGGTTTTCACCTTCAGGCCCTTGTTCGCCAGCATGGCACCGAGCGCATAGGTTCGAAGCTGCGGGTTGCCCTTGGCTTCGACAACGACACCCCTGCCGCCCTTCAGGTCGACGACTTCAAGTTCTTCGATCGTCGGCTTGTAGATGACCGCATCGGCCGTTCCGCCCGCCTGGTAAGGCGGATTGAGATCGGCCAGGCTGAAGTGCTGCTCGATATGCAACAGATCGGCCGGGTTGGTCTTCGGCGGCGCGGCCTCGATCACGGTCTTGCGAACGTAATCGACGTACATTTGCGCCGTCTCGGCCATTTCCTCGTCGCACTCGAATTCGTGGACCTTACCCTTGACGGCCATGCCGATGAATTCATCGGCCTGCTTTCCGTCGCGAAGGCAGATTTCCGAAATCTGGTGCGCGCAGGTTCCCCAATCGGCGGCCTCGTTGGTGCGTTCCGGCAGATTGTCGGTTAGCGCCAAGGCCCCGCTGCAGTTCCAGTTGCGATCGGTCGCGCTGGCACTCCATTGGGCGTGATCGCGAGCGGAGTGGTCAACCATCACGTAACCTTCCCGATGCGTTCCAGCATTTCCCGTCGGCCAGGGGGCGGATCGCCCATCAAACCGGCGGTAACGGTGCGTCCCGGCTTGGGAGCCGGAGACATGTTCGGAAGCGCGGTTTCCGTGCGCTTCATCGCGCCCGTTTCAGCCGCCCATTTGGGCAGGGCGATTTCCACCCACCCCTCTTCGACAAGCTTCCACTGGCACCAACGGTTTGCCTCGGCCCGATCGACGAAAGCTGGCTGATGGCCGAGATTGATGGTCCACCAGGTATATTTCGCATTTTCGCGCTTCTGCACGACGGCTTCGCCGGTGCTGTTGTTCTTCCGAACGCGAATAAGACCGTGATGCTCGGCGGTGCCGAGAATAACTTCCAGCTTGTCCTTGTCGGCAAAGTTGAACTGCTTTACCGCCGCGGCGTTTATGCTGAAAATCATCTTGGCGCCGGGCGCGCCCTTCTTGCGGAGCGTGACTTTCACGCCCGTTCCCGTCACGGCCGACGACAAATCTATATTTGCCTTGACCCACGCCATCGGCCTATGCCTTCGGCTGGTAGCGGGCGTTGCCGGCGGCCGCTTTGGTCCATGCGCCGACAACCTTTTTCAAGGTGTCCTGGTCGGTTGGAAGAATGGACATCTTCCAGTAGGGCTGACCTTCCGGCGGCTTGCCGAGCACGTCGACGAAGAGCGCGGGGCCGTCCTGTTGCGCGGCGGCCATATCGAACTTCTCGATATATTTGCCGACAGCGACCTTGACGTCTTCGATCGTCAGCGGCGTTTCCGGATCGCGGTTCTGCTCGACTTCGGCCTGTTCGTCGGCCTTGTCCTGTTCCTGCGTCGCCGCGTCGTCTTCGGGACCGGTGACAGGGCCGTCGGTGGTCGGGGCGTCGGCTTTTGCCTTGCGGGTCCGGGTCGGCTTTGCGGCCGGTTCGACCGTATCCTTCGTTTCATCAGAAACGCGGACAGCGTCTTCTGCCGGCAGCGTGCGGCTCAGCGTTCCGCCGCCCATGACGGCTACCGCGCGCGTGAAGCCGAGCGCTTCCATAGCCTGGTCGAGCTGGTCTTTAAGCGACCCGAATTCGACGTGCGCGTTAACTTTGATTTCAAGTGTCATGCCGAGATAACCTCTCTGATTGCGCTCCAAAGTCGGAGCAGGCTGTTTTGAAGTGCTTCGTCGATGCTGTTTTCCAGCACGCAAACCCGGACGAAGACCTGGCGGGTTTGGGTGTGGTTCGTCACGCGCAGGGACATCTGTTTCATGTCCTTGGGCGTGAAGCTGGTTTCGACGAACCAAAGGTTCGCCGATGAACTGAGATCGATCGCCTCGCCGGCGGCTTGGATCTGGCCGAGAAAGACGCGTATCGATTGATCGCGCAGGAAACGTTCTTCGGCTTCGGCGCGCTTGGCGGCTGACGACGCACCGTCAATCCCGACAACCCCATACGAAGAAAGGCCGTCTTTCAGGATCTGGCCTACGTCCTTGTGCCAGTAGGCCAGAACGATCTTGTCGAGCCCGCAGGCGAATTCGTCCTTGACGGCCTCGACGACGGCCCTTGCCTTGATCTCCCCCGTCAGGCGACGCAGCGGGCCAAGGTGCATTTCGAGCGAGCGCGTATCGCCCGCCTCCGCGGCGGCCAGAACCTTGCCCGCGTCGAGATCGCCTTCTACCTCGCGGCGGATGGCCGACGAGACGGCCAGCGGCAACGTCTCGTAAATCGGCTCACGAATGCCGACGTCCTGTTGCGTGCGCCGGAGCATGAAGTCTCCAACGCGGGCGCGCAGCTCCGGCAGGTTCCGGCCGCCCATGACGACCATGATCTTCCGCCAACGCGAAATCTGCTTCGGGCGGCGAATGGTATAGCGGTGAAAGAAATTCTCTTCCTTGGTGACGTCAGGCATATCGTCGCTCGCCTGCAGAGCGCCGGGGCGCAGTGCGCGAAGACGAGGATACCAGTCACCAGGATTGTGCGGCTGCGGCGTGCCTGTCAGGCACCAAACGCGCTCGTCGGCGGCCCGGATCAACGCCGTGCTGGTATTCAGCAGCGCGCCGCCTTCATGGGGCTCGCCGTAGAAAGCGCGCGTCCGGGCCGCCTCGAATGATTTGGCGAAGTGATCTTCGTCGGAAATGATACGATCCCACTTGCGCCGAAGCAGCATGGAACGGATCGTCGGATTGGTGATGCCGCCCCATCCGACGATGGCCGACGCCGAGCGTAGCTTGTCGGTGGCCTTGCCGATGACCTGAACGTCGCGACCGTAAGGCGACCAGTCACGGAACGCGCGGTTCCAGACCGCCCGGCCCGATGCGGTCGTGATGATGAGAACCTTTTCCTCAAGGTTAAGATCGGCCGCCATGATGGCCGCTCCGGTCTTGCCGACGCGCGGCTCGTCTGCCAGCAACGCGTTGTCGCGTGATGCCAGGAAATGCGCGCCGTCGATTTGATGGGGAAAAGGAATTACCACAGTCGGGCCTCATGATAGCGATGCAAGCGATGAAAGAAAGGAAAGCTGGCGGACTGTCCGTCGTTGTCGGTTATGATGGCCGACAAAACGGACACGTCAAACCCTATTTTTCGAGCCGGGATATTTCCCGGTCGATATACCAGCGGGCTTTCTTGAGGTCTTCGATCTCGTCGCCCTTCTCGCCGGCCCGCCAAATGTACTTGACGGCGTTACCGCGGCAGAAGTTCATGTGCTCGGTGATCTGAATGCATTCGACGCCGGACGGATGGTCAGTATAGTGGGGCGGATGATTGACCATGTCAGCCCCCACGAAAGCCGCTTCAAAGCTATCGGCCTGTGGCGGTTCATCCACCAAACGAAAGGTGGCCTTGAATGTTCGGTTGGCACCCCAATCGTGACCGCGGCCGCCGTTCGATTTTGTACCGTTGTCGTCGGTCATGTGAAAAGTACCGTCCATGTTTGGCTCTGACAGCACTTCGTAGGTCTTACCTTCTGTGTAGAAAGGTCTGTGCGTTCTGATGCACAGGAACTTCATTCCTTTTTCGACGATCATGCGAATATCCCTTCTGTCGGTTGAAGCGGCCGCACGACAATGTGCATGCCGGGTTTGTCGCTGTAGAATTTACGCACGCGACCGTCGACGATCTGGCTGTCATCCACCCAAACCACCAGGTTCAGGGCGTCGACGACCTTGGCGAAGTTATCCCAATCCGGTTTCTTCACCGGGCGATCAGTGCCGGCGCGTGCAGCTGCCTGACGCTTTTTCGGCCAGGATACCGAGATCGGCACGTTGACGACGATATCTATCTCCAACGGGCCGTCGAGAGGCGGCCGATCGCCCATCGCTTCCTTGGCCGCGTACTTCAGTGCGGCTTCATAATCGCGGGTCTTTTCGGGTGTGTAGACGTGGCCGGCTTTCGTCAGCCGGGGACGTTCCTTGCCCCGTGGTGCACCAAGAAGGACGATTTCTATCAACCTGTCGCCCCTATCGAAGCACTTTGTTTACCGTGCGAGTTGAGAGTTTTGGACTTTTCCACAGCTGCATCAATTAATGCGATACGGTCCAAAGCTTTCAACTTCAGGTCCGCCTGTTCGGTCTTGTCGGCTATCAAGTCCAGATCGTCGCGTAGCTCTGTCAGCTCTTTGTATGCTTTGTCGGTCATTGGTCGGGCGCACAATGCCATCGCACGCGACGAGCATTTCCAGAAGACTTTTACCTCTGCAATGCGGAGCGCGCTTTCGCTCACCATGCTACCCGAATATGTCTGGGCCATTTGCTTCAATCCCCACGTACCGCGTCAAACTCACCGGGGAGCCGTGATACTTTTCCAGTAAAGTCATCAATACCGGCCACCATTCACCGGAAACAGCCCCTCGTGAGAACCATTTCCGCATTGTGTCCGTGCTCGGCACGTCCACGTCATAAAGCGCCGCGATGCCTGCGATGGCATTAGGGTCGCCGAATTGATCTTCCAGAAACTTAGTTGTCGCGAACAAATGACCTGACCTTTATTTCTCTGTTCTAAAACACTCCTAAAGTAGATTGTCGGGTATGTCAACACACAAACGGACAACATGTCCGGAGTTTTGGACTACATGTCCGGAAAGAAATGTTGACATTCAGTGTTGACATGTATGTCGACGTAACATACAAGAGACATACACAAAACGTTAGGAGCTTGAAACTCGTGGCAAAATCTGTACGAACGCATATTAGTGAAGACATCAACAAGGCGGTTCCCGCGCATATGGCGAAAGCAGAATTCGGCAAACGCGTCTATCGCCTTATGATGGCGAAGGGCTGGACGCAGAGCGAGCTGGCCCGTCAGTCTGACCTACCGCGGGACAGTATTTCCTCTTACGTTCGTGGCGTTTCGATGCCTTCGCCACAGAGCCTGGTGAAGCTCGCAAACGCGCTCGGCGTGACAGATGCCGATCTCGTTCCCAATCACGTTGAGAGCGCCATCGAGCACGACAGCCCCATGATCGCTGTCCACATAAGCCCGAACGCACGCAACACGGCCTTGCTGCGGATCAATGCGATTTTGCCGGCCGACATCGCCCTGAAAATTCAGGAGATGGTGCTCAATGCTACCAAAGCTCCTGTTGGAGAGTGAAGTCGCCGCGGCCCTGCGCTGCAGCACTGAAAAGGTTAAACGGCTCCGGCTGTCCGGCAAGCTGCCCTATATCCCAGGCAGGCCGGTGAAGATCCGTGAGGCCGACGTTCAAGCCTATCTGGATGACGCGACATGCCGACACCAATCCTCAAGCCAAGCGAAAACGGCGTCTACTACGCCTTCTGGAGCGAAAACCGCAGATCTCGACGCAAGAGCATGGGCACTTCAAGCCGTGCTGACGCGGAAAAGCGGTTCGCGCAATGGCTCATGCTCGGCGGCCACCGCAACGAGCAAGCAGGCGAAGACGCCGCGCAGATCCTGACGACGGCCGAGCTCTGGAAGATTTACGACGAGAAGCATGTTCAGAAGGAAGTCGCCTCGCCCTCGTCGATCGAACATAACTGGAAGAAGCTGGAGCCGCACTTCGGCCACCTGACGCCGAAGGAGATCGACCAGGACGTCGTCGACGAATACGAAGACAGGCGCGTTGACGGCGATATCGGGCGCCCGGCCGTTTCCGGCACGATACGCAAGGAGCTTGTATCTCTGCGCGCCTGCTTCAGCTGGCATGCCGATCCGAAGCGCGGCAAACGGAAGCTGCTCGACAAACGCGACGTTCCGGATTTCTCCCTGCCCGATGAAAGCGCGCCGCGTGACCGCTGGCTGCGCACGGAAGAGATCGCGAAGATCATGGCCGCCGCGAAGGAAGTGCACCCCGGCGCAAACCGCATGTCGCGTGGCGAACGGTTCCTGTGGCTGGCGTTGGAAACGGCCGCTCGCAAGCAGGCCATCGTCGAACTGACATGGGACCGCGTCGATTTCGAAATCGGCTTTATCGATTTCAACGTACCGGGCGTGCGCAAAACGAAGAAGCGTCGCGCCGTCGTGCCGATCTCAAAGACGCTCATGCCTGTGCTGAAACAGATGCACGCCGAGCGCACGAACGAATACGTGCTGGATCACCAGTCGCACGTCTGGAGCACGGTTCAGGTCATCGTCGAGCGCGCCGGGCTGGCCGAGAAGCGCCCGGTAGGCACGAAGCCGCAGGCCACCGGCATATCGCCGCACACGTTCCGCCACACGGCGGCCACCCACATGGCGCGGCGGGGCGTTCCGCTCTATGATATCGC